AGGGGGTATAATATAACAAAATGTTAAGATGTAATTACTAAGTGATACTAAGGGATCACAGGGAATCAATAAACAAATAGTTGACAAATACCAGAAGATGTTGGTATATTAAAAACAGTTAGTAAACCAGCTAACTAATTACAAGGAGCCACATTATGAAAACTAAAGTTACAAGTATTGAATACTGGGAATACTTTTGGGAACAATTTGACATGGAATATTACTCTTGTATGGGCTATGCAGATTACGACATAGTTTATCAACGAACTAAAGAAGACGTTGACAAACAAATAGTAATCGCTTCTTGACTCTCTCTTAGAGGGTCTTAAGACTCTCTAAAAGGGACTCTAAAAAAGTCTCTTAACAGTACAAACCAAACAACCAAACAATGACTATTTCAGCAACTAGACAATCTAAGAAACAGTATGACCCAAACAAAGGTTATGAAGAATTAGCTCAATCTTTAATTGAACTAATGGAAAAGGGTGTTAATCCTTTCCGTAGATCATGGACTAAAGAATCTCAACATACAAATTTTGTTACTGGTGAACAATACCAAAACGGCAACCTAATATGCTTAGAAATTGCCAGACTAACAAAGGGCTATAAGTCACCTTATTGGATGGGATTCGGTCAAGCTAAAAAGTACGGTCTAAAGATTATTAAAGGTTCTAAAGGCTCTATTATTTTACGTCCTGTAGCAATCAAGAAAGAATTACTAGACAATTCTGGTAAGCCTATTAAAGATGCTTTAGGCAATCCCGAATTTACTGCTTTTACTTTATTCACACCTTGTAGAGTTTTTAACCTTGATTGTTTTGAAAAGACAGGAAAGGTAGAAAACAGACTACAAGAATTAAATAAGGATGTTGCAGTTATGCAAACTCCTATTAGTGCGAATGAAGATAAAGCAATCAAGCAATTAAGGCAGTATATGGAAACTCACAATATTAGTTTTTCAGAGACAGGTAACGAGGCTTATTATTCTCCTACTTTTGATTCAATAACAGTACCAAACAGAGAGAGGTTCAGTTCTAACTCTTTGCATTGCTCAGTTGTTGCTCATGAGTCTGTCCATTCATCAGGGGCAGACAAGAAAGGCAGATTATCAAGAGTAGGTATTACTAGCAAGCAAGCAAACTTTGGAAGCGATTTATACGCTACCGAAGAATTGATTGCTGAATTAGGTGCCTTTCTAATTTGTAATGAATTAGAGATAGATTCTAATAATGATGTACACGCTAGTTATCTTGACTGCTGGATTAAAAGGTTAAGAAAAGAACCTAAGCATCTTCTAACAGTTATTGGTCATGCTGTAAAAGCTAAGAATCTTATACTAGGTTCTTAGTTCTTAGATTTACTGAATCTTTCTTAGAGGGCTAGAAAGCCCTCTCTGAAAGGCTCTCAACCTTTCTTTAATAAACTTACCTGATAGGAACCACCATGCCAATTTCAGCACATTACAAGTCAAGACCTGATGAGATATTAAGAGGTCAATTCTTTGAGGATTACTCGCATTTTGCTAGTCATGGAACAATGACACATTTAAACCTTAAAGAATTAATTATTAAATCTTTAAATCATACTTTGACTTGTAATTCAGAAGGTCATGAATTAGCTTTTGAAGTTGCTAAAAAAACAACTAATAAAGTTTCATCAAACATTAATGATTATATGTTCATGTATGTAACAGATGATTTTAAACTAGCTTTCAAACATCAGTTAAACAGAGAATATGTTTTTATTGACTACGTTTAAGGAGTCTCTTATTATCAACCTTATTAGGAACCACAATGGAATCTAAAGAAAACCAAATCAAAGAAGCTTTTGAAAAGGCTATTAACAAAGATGCTATCAACAAATTAGATTTAAAAACTCTAAGAAAGTTAGACAAAATCTTATCTAAAATTAATTATTAAACTTTACATTTTTAACCACTATGGAATCTAAAAAACAAAAGTACATTAAATTTTTAAATGAACATGATGACTTTCAAGAATGGATTAGAAATAGTCCTATGCAAATTGTAGGATTTTCTGTAATAGAAGATCCAAAAGATGAATTTTTAAAAGTTCAATTATTATTTAGAAATTCTTTGTATTTATTTCAAGAAGAAAGCAAAGTTGAAACACAGGAAGGAAAATTCTTACCTAACTTTCACGATTAAATAAATTATCTAGTCAACCTAATAAACATACCTGCGGGCATTTTATGGGTTGACTTTTTTAATGTCTTAAATTACACTAGATATAGTCATGTTTATATGACTAACAACCAACTTACAAAAGGAGCCACAAATGGATTCATTAAAAGAAGTTTTATTAACTTCAATAGATAAAACACTTGACTCTCAAGAGTTTTACAACGGACTTGATAACAGTTATTGGAAAGATTGGACTGAGCAACAGAAGTTTAACTGGGCTTTCAAGCTTTATAAAGCTACTGTTGGGAGGTATGAATCGGAACCCTACAAAAGCGTTGAATACTGGCTTTCAGGGTTAGGCTTACACGTTCCTTTTGAGTCTTACAAAATAGAACAAATGGGTTTTAATTCTGAGACTTGGTTCAAGGAACTAGCTGACGAATTACAAATACAAGTAGGAGTAAACTAATGAAGAGAAAAACTTATCAAACTCTCTGGGAACTAGAGAGTATTTACCATCGAGCCTGTAGAATTACAGGCTCTTCTATTGATACTGATTTCTTACACAATAAAGATCCAAAAGAATGTATATCTTTATTGAAAAGAAAGATAGTGTCTATTATTTTGGAGGTTTAACTATGAACTTTATGGAAGAATTAGATAAAGAAGCTCAAGCTATGTTGAAGCAAATCAAGATAAGAAAAATTGAGAAGACAGAAAACGCAAAGAAAAGAATCTCTGAATTAAAAACACTTATTAAATTTTGGGAGGAAGAAAAGAATTGAAGTGTCCTAAATGTGAGAGCCTAGAAAGTCAAGTGTTTGACAGTCGGGCTACTCTCTCTCAACGTGGTCACAAAATAGGCAAGCCAGTACCCACTTACAAACAACAAAGAGAGGATTTTATTCCTTACATTTGGAGGAGGAGGAAGTGTCTAGCTTGTGGTCATAGATTTTCTACTAGAGAATACACAATACAAAACCTAGTAGATTTTAATAAACAAAGCTATCTAAAAATGATAGATGAATTAATGCCTGACTAATAAACTTACCTTTAAGGAACCACCATGAAAACTAAAATGCCTACACTTTCCGAAGCAACTAAAGTTGTATATCGAAGAAGGAAAAATGGTACAAAATCTGCTGCTAATTTCTTGATAGGAATGAAGCATAACATCAAAGCACTTGGGGATCTACCAGTAAATAAAATTACTAGACCCTTAGTAAATAAAATGATGGACTATCACAAAGAAAAATTAAAGAATAGTAATGCAGTTATCAATCAGAAGATGGGTTATCTTAGGGTCGTCTTATCTGAGATGGAGGAGGACGGATTTATAGAAATGATAAAGATGCCAAAACCTAGACGAACAAAGAATACTAAAGTCCATTATCTAACTAAGGATATGGAAAATGAATTACTAAATTATTTACAAGATAATGATTATCAAGAAGCAAAAGTAATTATTGAATGTCTTATTGATCTTGGTTGCAGAGTGAATGAACTTCTTAATTTAGAAAAAAGATTTGTTGATCTTGATAACAACCAAATAAATTTCAACGATAGAAAAAATGATAAAGCTGTAGCTGTGCCTATGACTAATAGAGTTAATTGGCACATGATTGGTTATCATGCTTTTTGCAAAGATAATGAAAAGCTATTTGATATAAACTACAGCGAACTAAATGCTATATGGCAAAGGGCTAGAAAGGACTTAGGCTATGCCGATAAGAAGTTTTATACTATCCACCTATGCAGACATACTTGTGCTTCAAGGCTAGTACAAAGAGGAGTACCGATACTGTTAGTAAAGGATTGGCTAGGGCATGAAGATATAGAAAACACTATGATCTATGCACACCTAGCACCAAAAGCTTTGCACTCTGTAGTTAATGTTTTAAATGACTGAGCCTAGTGAAAGACAGTTAGAACTAGAGCAAAGCATTTGTTCTATTGCTGCTTACAACAAACTCAGCAAACAAAATAGAAACATAGAGAAGGGTAGAGAGAGTTGTAATTATTACGCTAGAAATCTTATTGAAGCAGGGTTAGATAAGCTTACAAAAGAAATAGATAAACATATACAAGAAGCCTTTAACGGTAAGGTCGGAGTAAAAGCTGTCTCTGCTATCTTTCTTAAAAAGTTTAGTGACCTTGATGTAGTTTCTTTTATTGCTTTTAAGGTGATAATAGATAATGTTTCGCAGGTAAAAACTACAACACAAACAGCCTTAAAGATAGGGCAAATGCTTGAAGATGAATTAAGGTTTACATCTTTTGAAGAGCAAGATAAAAAGCACTATGAAAATATAAAGAACCATACCAGAGACACCAACCACGAAGGATATAAAAAAAGATTAATGGTTTATCACATGAATAAGAAGGGTCATACCTATGAAGAATGGGGTCGTGTTAATAAACTTAAGGTTGGGCTAAAGCTTATAGAGATAGTAATGCTCAAGCTTAAAATGATTAAGCTTATCAATCGTAGAAATAAAAATAAAACTACCTCTCATATTATCTTTACTGAGGTGTATATGGATTACATAAGGAAGGGTAGAGCTAATAGGATAGCAGCTTATCCTATATACCTACCTTGCTTAGATGAACCTAGACCTTGGACTTCTATATATGAAGGTGGTTACTACACTTACAGATTAAAAACAAAAGCTATCAAGACTAATGATAAAACTTACCTAAAGTCAGCACAAGAACAAGACTTAACAATAAGTCTAAGAGCGTTATCTCTGGCTGGTCAAACAGCTTGGACTGTAAATAAATTTGTTCTTGAAACTCTAGTGTATTGTTGGGAAGAACGTATAGAAGTAGGGTCATGTATAGATAGAGAACTTGCAGAGCTACCAACAAAACCTTTAGACATAGATACCAATAAAGAAAGTCGTAAGGAATGGAGATATTTAGCTTCTTTAATACATGATATGAACGCACACAATAGAGTCAAGAGATACCAAATACTTACCTTGATTGATACAGCAAAAAAATATGATGGCGAAAAATTTTTTCACGTTTACCAGTTTGACTTTACTGGTCGGATGTACCCTGTAACAGCACACTTCCATCCACAAGGTAATGATATTGCTAGAGCCTTACATATCTTTCATAAGGGTGCAGAGATAAAGAATAAACAAGATGCAAATTGGTTGGCAATAAGTGGTGCAAATCATTTTGGTCTTAATAAACATACCTATGAGGAAAGACTAGAGTGGGCTTATACAGCAGGGATTGATATAGCAGAGCAAGTATATAAAGATCCAAAGGCACATACAGCTTTGTGGGGTCAGGCAAAAGAACCATTCCAATTTCTTGGGTGGTGTAAAGAGTGGCATGAATATCAAATAGTAGGAGAGGGGTATATCTCACATCATTGCTGTTGCCTTGATGGAACTAATAATGGTTATCAACATATAGCAGGTCTTACATTCAATCAGGGTTTAGCTAATAAAGTAAACCTACAAAATATAAATCAACCACAAGATTTATACAAACAAGTACTTGATATTCTATTGCTACTACTGAAGAACGAAGATAATGAACAGGCTAAAGAATGGTATAGATATAAAGATAAATTAACTAGAAAGTTTATAAAGAAACCTGTGCTAATGATTCCATATAATT